TACCGTTACCCTTTAATAGCCCCGTAATGGTCGTAGAAAGCGTTATAGCAGGCGTAGTAGATGCTGTGGCTACAGTACCAGCAAAACCATTAGAAGATACAACTGAAACGCTTGTAACGGTTCCATTAGTTGCGGGTGCCGCCCATGTTGGTGCGCTTCCTGTAGTGGCTGTTAATACTTGCCCAGTAGTGCCAGCAGCAGTAAAAGCATAAGCCGTACTTGTGCCATAAGATACTCCATAAGCTGTAGGTGTTGCCGTGCTATTTGTACCGCCGTTTGCAATTGGCAATGTACCGCTAACATGAGTAGTTAAACCAATTTTGCCCCATGCTGGCGCTGTAGTGATGCCACCCGAAATAAGCGCATTACCAGTAGCAACATCAGGCAATTTTGCTAATGTTGTTGTTGTATTAGCGTATAGCAAGTCGCCTATTGCATAAGATGCGTAACCCGTACCGCCATTTGCAGCAATTAATGTGCCAGCTAAAGTAATTGCGCCAGTTGTTGCGGAATTTGGTGTTAAACCAGTTGTGCCACCTGTTAAACTTAATACGCCAGTGTTAGTAATTGTTACATTTCCCGTTGCACTAGAAACGGAAATGCCTGCGTTTGCAATGTTTGACAGTACACCAGTATTACTTACAATAATTGAACCAGCGCCATTAACCACAGAAATTCCAGAACCATATCCCAAAGTATTTAATTTGTAACTTCCAGAATTTCCTATCAGCAATTGACCGTTAGTTGGTAAATTTGCTAATCCAGTGCCGCCGTTTTTAATTTGAAGAACGCCAACATTAGAACCAACAATAGTGTAAATATTGTTAAAAAAAACAAACCATTCACGCGACATTAATCCCGTTTTTTCATCAATTAATTTTACCCGTGGGGCGGGTATTTGCGTAATGTTAGGCATTTGTTGGACTAATAATAAGTTCAGCACCCATAACGGCAGTTTTTACGGGATCGGTCATGGATAATTCATAAACACGGTCACGCAATTTCATAGTCATGCCAAGTCTGCGAAAAATTACCCGTTTGCCGTATTCGCCAATTCTTCCAATAGATGCGGTATGTTCATTTGACCAAGTGTGACCGCCATCATCCGACCAGCGTAACATTACAATTGGGTTAACACCTTGTGTCGCATAATCATATTGGTCAGCAATTAGGCTTTCACCAGATTCGGTAATAAGCATTTCTTCAACTTCTGTTTGCAAGTTAATTGTTTGCGTAAATTCAACCCCATTTAAACCTACGCCAGATTCAATGTCAATTTGCAAACTATGATGTGAAGTACGTTTTAAATTGTTTTGACCAGTTGGCAACGCTCGCCATGAACGTAACCATTTTTGAGGCAAATCATTATCAGCATAAATACCAAGGTCTAAAATGTAAATGTTGCCGTTTTCAAAATCGCCAACAATTGTATTTCCGTCAAAATTACACTGACAATTACTGCGATGACGGGTAAATTGGCTATTATTCCATCCAGCACGCTCATGCCAAGAATTAGTTGCTATGTCAAATACCCAAGTAACATTAGCACTTGGAAAAGTAAGCACATAAAAACCGTGGCCTTCTTGTTGATATGTATAAGCTATTGCATCTGAAATATTGCCATATTGCGCAATAGCGTATTCAATGGCATGAGTAGATATGCGAATTCCGCTGTACCCATTTGCACGATAAACAATTCCCTGTCCACGAGCATCAGTGCCAAGCCAAAACAAGCTATTGTCAAGTTTTGCAATAGAATTAACAGCTACGCAACCAATCTCATTAAAAGCGCCTTGAATTCTTGCCAAAGGAAAATCAGCAGTACCAGCGTTGTACCAAACTTCTACTGAATCAGTGCCAAATACCCATAATTCTCTATGGTCAACCGCAATTCCAACTACGCCATCTGGAGAACCTTCAGAACTTGCAAAGTCTAAAGGGTCTATTGACGAACCATCAAGCAATTGGCTTACCCAAATAATTTGACTGTTTGGCTGATTAAATACAAAGTACCCATCAAGATAAGCAACCGTTACAGCACCAGCAAAATCAGGGTCGGTTATTTTTGCAAATACATTGGTAATTTGGTTGTAAATGTATCCATCAGGATTGCACGCAAAAAACAATTGTGTGCCATTGTCAGCAATACATACTTTGCCAGTACCAGACACATTGCCAATTTTTACAGGTGTACCAGTAGTTGAAGTCAATTTATAAACTTCATTGCCAGACACTACATAAAAATTTTGACCATTAACTTGATGTGCCCATAAAGCACGAATAGGGCCAGTGCCTATTGATTGCAAAAAATTAAGACCTGGCGCACGATTTAAAAATCCAGATTCTTTACCGCCATCTGGCGTAATTTCTGGAAATAAATTAACCATGCGGTTATCCGCAGCGTTAACGCTACGTGCTACATAGCTTGCGCCTAAGATATGCGTTTTCATGGTATACTCACATTCATATTAAATGGAGTATGACTATGGAAACATGGAAACCAGTTTTTGACTTTGAGGGTCTGTACGAGGTAAGCGATTTTGGAAACGTGCGTCGAATTGCCAGAAGTAAAACTCTTGACGCTACGAAAATTCCGCAAGCTAAACAGATGTTTGAACACGGTGCTACCCTTAAACAAGTTGCTGAGTTTTTGGATACCAGTATCCCCACTGCTCATTCTATCAAGCAAGGTAAAACTTGGGCGGGTGATGCGACACATCGACCAGCAAAGATTCAATTGCTTAAAGGATACTGGATTGCCAGTTTGTGCAAAGACGGAAAGTACACCAGACGTGGTGTTCATCGAATGATGTGGGAATCGTTTAACGGTCGCATTGAAGGACGTTTGGAAATAAACCACAAAGACCTTAATCGCGGAAATAATAAATTGGATAACTTGGAAGTAATCACGCATCAGCAAAACATCCAACACGCCATTGATGCCTACAAAGCTAAAGGGCTTTTGCGAGCAGTCAAGGGTGTGAAAGGATTTATTGCTGGACAACATAGTGTTTACGAAAACAAATGATCACATATTTCCAGCGTACACATTAAACCGTTGCCGTGTTGCAACCAATGAATACGGCAATGACATTACATCATCAGGGTTGTTAATGCGTTTTAGATTGCGTTTGCTAGTCATGGCAATACGCTGTATTTGCCTGCTTGGTTCAACGCCAAATTCAGGCGCTATTTCACACGCCAAATTGTACTTAAACGCACGTAGATAGCCAGGCGGCAAAGAAACCGTATCAGCCAATGACGTAAATTGAGTTATCTCATCAACCGATATAAAATGCCATTCAAGTTCCCTAGTTGGTTTAGGGTAAACCGTCATGGTTATATTAGGATACTCCATGTTTATCCACATTACTTGCGGATAAGTAGAGGTAACGGTTTTAACAGCAATGCCATCGTACTGTTGTTGGTTGATAAATTTAATGCCAAAAGAAACGTTAGTGCCTGGGTCACGATAGTAAGTAGAATCGTCAAGCAATATAGGACGATTGCCAATAAAATTACCAGTTGGCCCTAGCGTTTTAGTAATTACGCCAGCTTCCCAAGTAAACATTTGGTCTTGGGTGTTAAACAAAGATAAGCGTTCAGTATTCCAACTATCAACCATTTGGTTAAGAGCAGATAGCCCATCTTGCGACATTTCAGCAGACGGTGTTTCACCTTCAGCCAATACGCCAATTAAGCGAAAAGCTGCATTGATTTGGTCGCCTGCTGTTGTTGTCATAATTCAGAATCCTTGCGTGGTGGCCTACCTCTGCGACGAACTTCTAATTCATTTACTGGAATTGACAATTCATCGTTAATAGGATTGTAGCGTACCCAACCGCTTTTCTCATCGTAAACGGCTTCTTGTTCCATTGTGGCAACTTTAGCCCCATGAATAGGATGCTTTAAATAAATGTTCATGTTAAGAGGGTAGGAATTGAGTCCCTACCCTTTTTTTTAAACTGCGCCGTGAATGATTGCAAAGTTAATAATTACAGCTTCAGAATATGAAGTTGATGCAGTCAAATTTCGCAACGTAATTAAAGCAGAACCAGCAGCCAAATACGAAACGTAAGTGGTGTAAGCACCAGCAGCACTACCAGTAGTGTTACTAGAAACACACACAATTATTGTGTCATTAATAGAAATTGAATTGTTGGTTAGTGTAAACGATACAGCAGTACTTCCCGCCAAAGCAGCCGCATTCATTGTAATACGACCAGCAGACTTGTTCAGAGTTACCCCTGTAGACTTGTCTGTTAGTTGCGTCACAGTTCCTTGCGCAGCAGCAGCGTAACCAATTTCTTCGGTTGCATAGCAAGTGCTAAATTCAGGGTCTGAATAAGCAACGCCAATAGCTTTAGTATTTGATGGCATAAAAATCCTTAAAAATAGGGGCCGAAGCCCCGTTATTTGGTTTAGGAAATGCGGTAAGCAGTCCAAGTGCCATCGCCAGTCTTACGGGCACGCCAAGCAGCCGATGTAAGAGTTGCAGAAGTCACAGTGCCAACCAAAGTCCAACCAGTGCCTGCTGCAATGGTAAGAGTACCAGCACCAGTATTGATAAAATTAATATCAAATGCGCTGTTAACTTTGGCGCTAGAAACTAGAACTTCTGTATCAGCTACGGTAGGAAACGTGATTGAAGCAGATGCGCCAGTGTATTGCACAATTCCATTAATTAGTTCAGCAGCAGTTAAAGTTGCCGCAGCAGCTTTTGAAACTGGCGCAACTTGAATTTCAAGCAGAACTTGTGAAAGATTGCCGTCACCAACTTGATAACCACCACCACCATTAGGTAAAGCCATGATAAAAATTCCTTAAAAAATTAAATAAAAGTAAAACACCCCCGAAGGGGCGTTTAGTTTAACCCCACATACGGCAAGCCATTTGTGGACGCAATGCTGCATAGCCGTATAAAACGTCAATACGGCAAGGCATACGGTCATTGTTAATGTCGTACTGGCGCACAATGCGAAGGCTAATACCGTTATGAACAGCGCGTGAAGCCATATCAACGCCTTGTGGCAACAGCAAGTCAGCAGTTGCAAAAGTAATAGCGTCTTTATGGTAAATCAAGTTTTGTGCGTATTGGCTAGAAGCAGCACCTAAGAATGTTACTGCTTTACCCGACACTGGCAATGCGCTAACGGTAGCTAATGCATGGGAAGCAGAGTACATAGCTGCAACCGATACAGTCCACACGCCAGATACTGCGGTAACGTCAGTCAAAGCAACAAACTGAAATAGCGAACCAGTTGATTCGCGGGTTTGTGGGTTAACGGCAAAACAATCGGCAATAGTAAATACGTCACCAGCTTTAAGGGTAGTGGTTACGGAACCTTGCACCAAAGCAACGGTTGAAGAACCTTCGCTAGTTACCGAAGCATTTACAGTGGTAGATGCAGAAGCATCACGCGAACCAGTGGTGTGTTGTTTAATTGATTGAGACATATTGATCTCATCAAAGCCCAATACGCCAGTGCCCATCATGCCGTTCTTGAATTGCTTGCTGATAGTATCTGTAGGATTAAACAGACCTTTCATGCCTTCAACCAAACCAGCGTTAGCGGCAGGGTTCACGGTAGCGTAACGTGGCGACATTAGCGCAGCGTTTTCATTTAGTTTTTGTTGCGCTTGCAACAGAACCAAAGAAGTGGCAGGAGTGGTGCCTGGGGTTCCTACGCTGTTACCAATGTATTTGTAAGCGTTAGCTACATCAGCGTCAATGCTAGAAGCCAATTGGCTAATACGTGGTTTTAGTACACGCTCTGCGAAGTCATCCAATTGCATTGTCAATTCAGCAGAAGTGAAATTGATACCAATGTGTTTTTGGTTGTTAACCGACAAAGT